TAAACCAAAGAGAACACCTACACATCCTAAAAAATCTCATGTAGTTGTAGCCAAGTCTGGCTCCCAAGTAAAAACAATTAGGTTTGGTCAACAGGGCGTATCTGGCTCTCCAAAGAAATCTGGTGAGACAAAATCTTACCGACAAAGACGTCAGTCTTTCAAGGCACGTCATGCTAAAAACATTAACAAAGGTGTTATGTCAGCAGCATATTGGGCAGATAAGGTTAAGTGGTAATGACAAAGATATTTCGTGGACCTACTTACCGCTACAAACTTGGTCGTCCTAATGATCTTTGGTTTGTATCTTATCCAATTGGTAAGAGTGTAATCAAGAATAATGGAACATGGTCAACAGTTGTTGTCCCTAAAGACAGCGATCTTGCTACATACCAACGTGTATTGCGTGGCGGGTATGACAATATTATTACGGACGCTGAAGCTGCTGAGCTAACAGCAGCAGGTTATGGAGATTACATCTGGGATGAGTAACTGTAGATCTGGTTGTAAGACCCAAGACCATGCTAACTGGGGCGAATGTGCAAGAGCAGCAAATTTTAGTATTACAGATCCACTGGCTAATGCGGTATCCAAGCAAGCCAATTCAGAATTAGACGCATACAGAAATGCAAGAAAACAAGGTATTCAACCTAGATCCACAAAGATGCATGATATCAAGGCTGCTGTTATGGCATCCGATACTTTAGGAAAGGCGGTTCAAGCATAATGGCTACGTTAAATCAATTAACAGAACAAACGCTTGGTGAAGTTAGTGGTTATGTTAAGAACCAAGAGTCAGTAACTATTGCAACTAATACTGTTGCTGCTGGTGATGTATCAATAACAGTAGATGATGCCTCTGCTTTAAGTAAAGGTATTATTGAAATTGATGATGAATTAATATATGTAAAGAAATCAGTTGTAGCATCAGGAACAGTTCAGGTTTTAGGAACAAATGCTAATCCATCTGGTAGAGGGTGGCGTGGTACTACCGCCACTAGCCATGTATCTGGATCGGTTGTTAAGAACAACCCTATGTTCCCAAGGTCTCAAGTTAAACGAGCAATTTTAGAAACAATCAAGGGAATGAACTTTCCTGTTATTGCTAATGAATCATTTACATTTAATGGTACTGATTATTCTTACATAATGCCTGATGCTTTAGTAGATGTTACTGGAGTATCTTGGGAACTACCAGATTCTTCAGGAGTCTGGGGCTTAATTAAACGTTGGAGATTAGATACTAATTATCTAGATAGTGGATCTACCAAGCAAGCTTTGATTTTAAATGAAGCTCCTATGCCTGGTCAGACCGTTCGTGTTCAATACACAAAGTTTCCAACAACTATTACTGATAACCAAGAGTTAACAGTAAGTGGTTTACCAACATCGTGCGAAGATGTAGTTCGTCTTGGTGCTATGTATCGACTGTTATCAACAGTCGACCCAGGTAAGGTAATTGCTACATCGGTATCTGCTGATGCTTTAGATCAACCTGTTTCAGCTGGTGCTTCTACAAATACAGCAAAATATATTTTCCAGCTTTATACCGTCCGCTTAGCGGAAGAGGTAGCAAAGCAACAAGACAACTTCCTAAACACTATCCAGTACTCGAGGTAATAAATGCCAACACCGTCACGCTATTATAGTTCGAATGCTGCTAAGACAACTTTAGCGGATTCAATATCTTCTTCAGCAACCAGCTTAACGCTGTCTGCTGCATCTAATTTACCCGCACAATATCCTTACACACTGATCCTTGAAAAGGATACAGCCAATGAAGAGGTTATTGAGGTAACTGGTCTTGTAGGTTCTTCTTATCAGATCACACGTAACATTGACTCATCTGGTGCTAAGGCACACGCTGTTGGTGCTAACGTCGAACACGGTGTATCGGCTAGAGACTTTACAGAATCAAGAGCACATGAAGTAGCAACTACCAGTGTTCACGGTGTATCTGGTGATGTTGTTGGTACAGGCGGTTCTCAAACATTAAGTGGTACTAAAACATTATCTTCAGCAATTATTACTGCTGCTGGTAATCTTAATATGGCTACATACCGTATTACAAATGTACCTACTACGCCAACAAGTTCTACTGATGCAGTTAACCAAGCATATGTAACTAGCATTTCTGGGTCTGCTACTGATGCAGCCAATAGCGCAACCGCTGCAGCAACTAGCGCAGCTAGTGCTGCTACATCAGCTTCATCCGCAGCCACAAGCGCATCTAGCGCAGCAACAAGTTTTTCTTCAGCAGCAACTCAAGCAACCGCAGCAGCCACTTCAGCCACATCCGCTGCAGCATCTGCTACCGCTGCTGCAACATCAGCAACATCGGCAGCAGCCTCTGCCACTGCAGCAAATACATCACAATCTAGTGCATCTACATTTGCTACCAGTGCTGCAACCTCAGCATCATCTGCTGAAACTAGTGCTACTAGTGCAGCCAACTCAGCCACGGCAGCAGCGTCATCTGCAACAGCAGCAGCAAGTTCTGCTACCGCAGCAGCCACCTCCGCAACCAGTGCAGCAAACTCTGCAACAACAGTTGCTGGTCAAGTTGCAAATAGCCTTATTCGTGATATGGGATCTGTTGTAGATACTGACACAAGTACTGGTACATGGGTTTCATTATCTTCCATAGAAGCCAACGTAAATGCTTCAGCATCTAGTGCTGCAACTTCAGCTTCTTCTGCTGCAACTTCAGCTTCTTCTGCTGCCAACTCTGCTACAAGTGCTGCAACTTCTGCTGCTTCCGCTACTACCGCTGCATCAAGTGCTGAATCATCAGCAACCACTGCTGCTGCTTCTGTTGCAACCATTGCAAGTTATGCAACTGCTGCTGCCACATCAGCAACCTCTGCAGCCAATAGTGCCACTGCTGCTGCTACAAGTGCGACATCGGCTGCTAATAGTGCTACCGCCGCTGCTTCAAGTTCAACAGATGCAACAGCATCTGCAACATTAGCAAATGACTGGGCAACCAAAACAATTGGTACTGTAGCAGGTGGAGAATATTCTGCTAAGTATCATGCTTTGGCTGCAGCAACTTCGGCTACCAGTGCAGCAACAAGTGCAAGTTCAGCAGCAACTTCAGTTGGATCTGCTTCTACATATGCAAGTAATGCACTAACAAGTGCCAACTCTGCTGCAACTAGCGAAACAAATGCTGCTACATCTGCAGCAAGTGCAGCAACATCAGCGTCTTCAGCAGCAACTTCAGCAAGCTCAGCTGCTGCTAGTGCTTCTGCAGCAGCAGGATTTATACCTGCTATCTCTGCAGGAGTAAGTGGGTATTTCTTAACTAATAATGGAACTTCCGCTAATTGGGCAAGCCTATCAGATTGGGGAACAATAATATAATGGCTTTTGCATTTCAACGACGTCGAGGTACAACCTCACAGCATGACTCCTTTACTGGTCTTCTAGCAGAACTTACAGTTGATACAGATAAGGAAGTAGTAGTAGTACATGACGGTTCAACAGCTGGTGGCTTTCCGCTATCTAAGCAACGCAACTTCATCTCTGCTCAAACAGGTACAACATACACACTTGCATTAACTGATGCGGACAATATAGTCACAGCAAACAATGCTGGTGCAATTACAGTAACAATTCCACCGTCAGTGTTTACGGCAGGGGATCGCATTACTGTTATTCAAAAGGGTGCTGGTCAAGTTACATTTGCACAAGGTTCAGGAGTTACCATTAACTCTACTGGTGCTACAGCAACTGCTCCAAAGTTGAGAGCACGTTACTCAGCAGCGACTATTGTGGCTGAATCAGGAACAGTATTCTACGTAGTAGGTGACATCGCCTAATGTCTCCTATTCTAACTGGAGTTATTGCCTCTGGGATAAGTGGAAACTTAACTCCAAATGCACCAACAATTGGAACAGCAACTGCTGGTGATGCAAGTGCTACGGTTACGTTTACAGCTGCAGCCTCTGGACCAGTTGCAACATCATTTACTGCTGTGTCTTCACCAGGTTCAATTAGTGCAACTGGTGCATCATCGCCACTTACTGTCACTGGCTTAACAAATGGAACAGCATATACATTTACTGTATATGCTTCTAATGCTCTTGGAAATTCACCTTCAAGTGCAGCATCTAATTCTATTACACCTCAATCAGCATCAGTAAATAACTTTTTATCTATTGAAACCAGAACAAGTTCTATTGCATACATGTACGACCTTAGACTTGAAAGTAATGGCACAATATACACATGTGGAGGTGTTGTAGATGGCACAAATAGAGATTCTCAAATAAATAAATATTCAAGTAATGGAACAAGAAGTTGGGGTAGAACATTTTATAGAAGTTCTGGATCAAGATATGAGTATTCTATAGGAACTGTTGTAGATTCATCAAATAATGTTTACAATATTTCAAATCCAGATTATGGTTCGCAAAGTCTTCGTATTTCCAAAGTAAATTCAGATGGAACGTTTGCTTATTCTAGAAATTATAATCCTGGCAGTGGTAATGGATACATAACATCTTCTACAGTAGATCCAAGTGGAAATATTATTGTATCTGGAAGAGGATATTATGATGGGTCTGGTGGATGGCAGCTTACAACAATGAAATTTAACTCAAGTGGCGCACTTCAATGGCAAAGACGATATGGAACTTCTCCTGAAGATTTCATTGGCTATGGGACTGTTTGTGATTCTTCAGGTAATATTTATGTTGCTGGAGCGAAAGGCACATTGGGAACAGCTTCTTCTTATAGAGGATATGTAATTAAATATAACTCTTCAGGAGTTTTGCAATGGCAGTATCAATACAATGAAGGAACTCTTGGTGGAGGTTTATACAATCTAAATATAGATAGTAATGATAATTTATATGCAACTGGAGAAGTAGGAACTACGACATCAACAATTTCAACACTTTTAAAACTTAATACAAGTGGAGACATTGTTTGGCAAAGAAAGTTTATAAATGGCACAGGTTGGTATTACCAACCTACTTTTGATAGTAGTGGAAATATTTATATTTCTGGAAGTGATGGTACTGACTCTACCTGGTTTAAATATAATTCTTCGGGAACATTACAACTACAAAGAAAAATAACAAATAACAGGTTTGCTCAATCCGTGCATAATTCTGGATCTTTACATTTCTTAGGAAATACAGCAACTCAACATGTATTATCAAAAGTTCCTGCTGATGGATCCAAAACTGGAACATATACTGTTGGCGGAATAACTATGGTGTATTCTACAGCATCTTTAACAGATGCAGCTGGCACTTTTTCAAAATCAACGCTTAGTTATTCAGATGTGGCAAACAACTGGACTGAAACAACAAGTGGAAACACTACAAATAACAGTAAATTGTTAACAAGATCTGTTACATCGATATAGGAGAAAAAATGGCATATATAAATCTAGATACTATGGAATATCCAAGATATCCAGGAGATGTTGAGTTAAATCCAACCGCAAACTGGCAAGAGGTGGAGCAGACAGATCCACCAGCAATTGAAAGTAACCAAATTTTTTATCAACTACCACCTGAAAATATAAATGGTCGTTGGGTATCTGTTTGGGAAGTTAGAGACTTAACGGAAGAAGAAATTAAACTAAAACAAATTATGAGATTAAGGGAGAAAATAAGATTTGGAGCTTATCTTTCTCAAGAAGAAGCTAATCTTTTAATAGAACTTTAAAATAAAAATAAATTTTTTATAATAAACTAAAGGAGAAATAAATGGACAGATTAAAGCTAACAACAAAGCAAAAGGCAATACTTAAGTCATACCTTCGTGGTGTATTAGTTTCATTCTTAGGATTCTTAGCAAGCAATGAACTTGGATTAGATCCAATTGTATCTATTGCCGTTGCTGCTATCGCTGGTCCTGCAGCCAAAGCTTTGGACAAAACTGAAGATGAATACGGAATAGGTTCAGAAAACTAATGTCTACCAACGAATGGGCTGGTATCGCAGTAGCGGTAACCACAATAGTCGCCAGCTTTGCTGGCTCAGTTCGTTGGCTGGTAAAGCATTACCTTAATGAACTTCGCCCGAATGGGGGTAGCTCGATAAAAGATTCCATTTCTAGATTAGAAACTAGAATTGACAATTTGTTTGAACTAGTGGCAGGAAAGAGTAATGAATGAAACCTGTAGTCAAGAAAGCCACACCTGCTGCAATTGCTGTGCTGCGCCAAGCGACGGCATTGTTTCCCAAGAGGAAGAAAGCAAGCGATGGTCTACTACCATCTGCTGCTCACCTACAAGCCAGTCCTGATTCAGATCACAACACTGGTCTAGCAGCAGACTTAACTCATGATCCTGTTGGTGGAGTAGATTGTAAAGATATTTACAATCGACTTAAAGAAGATAATAGAGTTTCTTATTTAATATTTGATGGTCGCATTTGGTCTAAACAAAAAGGCGATAGAAAATATACTGGCTCCAATAAGCACGTAAAACATTTACATATATCTATTAAAGATGAATGCGCTAATGATACATCACCATGGTTTAAATGGATTGAACAACCAAAAAAGAAGTAGGAGATAAAGCATGGCAACTACCAATAAATATCTTAAAGGTGATTTGCCTATTGCAATCAGCACCAATATTCCTACTGCGTTGGTTAGATACCAACGTGAGGATTTTGCTGCTAGTTATGCCATAGGTAATACTCCTTGGCTATCAGCTGCATCTGACAACAACCGTATTAGTCGTATTACTACGACATACCAGAAAGAACGTATTGACCAAAGCGCAACTGCTGGTGAGCAGTCGCTATCTAACTGGTGGTTAAGATCTGCTACCTCATGGCACCATGGTGCTGGCGAAAGATTCTATGACGCCGAGTCATCTGATCTATTTAGATTCTATGAATCAAACAACGTAGATCCTTGGACTCTTGGTGAGCTTAAGTTATTACCAGCAACTACACAGTTAAGTACATCAGCAGCAAGTCACCCAGCAACTGTATCAGGTGGTACATTTTTTATATCAGGCGGTAACGTAAATTTTTATGATGGAACTACAAATACATCAACTTCTTTAGGAACATCTACTACCGCACAATCATTAACATCAGATGGTACCTTTGCAATTGTTGGTGCTACTGATGGCATCTATCAGGTGAGCACAGCCTTGGCTGTAAGTAAACTATGGAACAAGCCAAACGCAGTAACAACAATAACCGTTCAGGCAATTGGTTATGTTAAAGATCGTATTGTTGCTGGCATTAAACATGATAATACTGGTATGTATTTATATGAACTATCTCGTAACCCAGGTTCTCCTCCTGCCACTATGTCTAACACTGAGCAAAGGTTTACTTACCCAAATACATCTTTAACATTTAACTCTATATCAGAACTACCTGGTTCTATTATAGTTGGTTACACACAGGGTATAGTATCTAAAGTACAGTCTTATACAATCAATGTATCATCTCCATTAGCTGCTATTAATGATCCAACTATTATTGCAGAACTACCTAGAGGCGAAACATTAAATCAAATTCGTTTATATTTAAATGAGTTTGTTGTTATTGCTACAACTAAAGGTGTTCGTGTAGGTGCAGTCGGTACGGACGGTACATCATTTGTATATGGACCACTTAATGTTGAAGGCAATGTCTCCGACATTGCATTTGATCAGTCATATGTATACGCATGTAGAGATTATGCAATCTCTGGATCCACTGGTTTATGGAGAATTAATCTAGGGCAGGCTGTTGGTAGTGGCTATGCCTATGCATCTGACTTGGTTATTGATAGTAGTACAGTAACTGGAGTTTCCTTTATTGGCTCAACAGGGCGTAAGTTTATTACTACATCTACTGGAATATGGCTGGAATCAGCCACGGTTAAAGCAGCATCTGGTTATTTAAAATCTGGCTGGATTAGATGGGGTACTAGTGAAAGAAAACAACCAGTATCTTTATTAATTAATTCAGATCCAGATGGTTCTGGAACGCTTGGTTTTACAGTTGAAGATCCAGGTACTCAGTTATTAACTATCGGTTCTGTACCTATTGAAACAAGTATTGAAATTACTTTAGCTGGTTATGTTTCACCAGCAGATCATTTTGAAATTACATTTAACTTTACTAGAGATTCATCTGATACTACTAAGTCTCCTATACTTGAGGAGTGGCAGATACGTGCATTACCTGCACCACAAAGATCTAGAACATTAACCATTCCATTACTATGTTATGAAGAGGAACGTGACCCTAATGGCAATACCAGAATCTCAGTACCATGGGAACGAATCCAATACCTTGAGCGTATTGAACAGAATGGTGGAGCAGTATTGTTCCAAGACTTTTCAAATGGAGAAGAAAGAATCTGTGTTATCCGTGCTATTCAGTTTGAGCAAATTGCACCTCCCACTTTTGCGAGCGGGTTCGGAGGAATAGTAACTCTTCAGTTGCAAACTATTGACACTGAACAAATTGTTTCTTAATGGATACAAATAAATTATTGACACTTGTTGGACCAGATGAAAGAAGTGAGCTAGTCACGAAAGTTCGTGTGGCTCTTAATGTTGCTGGCGATGATGTGCTTGATGCTCCCCTACAGGAAATGTTAAAAGGGTTGCAGCGTCGCTATGACATCCCAGCAGTCGGGTGCATCAATATAGCCACGCTGGATGCGCTCGCAGTTGCTCCACCAGAATGGTAGGGCTAGAAGGAGAGGGGGATCTTAATTGATCCCCCTCTTTTTTTATTTATATAATCTTTTTTAACCAGACCTGAGAGTTGTCTTCTATCTTTTCAACTCTTCCAATAAGTAAATGACACAATACATCTATTGCATATTTTGGATCATAGAAGTCACCTTTATTCATGGTCCATATATAATCATCAAATGCAATTAGTCCACCAATAACTGTTTGTTCATATGCATTCATGCCATCACGCAATACAGCAAATGCAGAATGATCACCATCTACATATATAAAGTCATAACCCCCACCAGACATAGCAAAGAAAACATCACTTCTTTTTTTGGTTGGTATTATTTTATTCTTCTCAATAGCTTCTTTATTCTTTTGGTAGTATGTATCCCATACATCATTCCAATCCATATTTTTATGGATCTCTTCATCAGACCCTTGCCATGTATCTACATCTATGAGGCTAGAGGATTCATGCTGAAGGATGTTATCTACCATCCATTTAGATGCATCTCCTGTATATGCGCCTATTTGAACACAGCGCAAGGCTGTGTTCGATAATGGCAGTAAATGTTTTTCAAAGTTTATTCTTGCATTACTACCTTCAAACCAATTTGGGTATGTCATAGTTTCCTATTCTTTTCACGGCTCGCCTTGAGCGAGCCTTTCCCACCCACCACCCTTTAACTTTATCAGATTATTGGTAAGAACTACAAGTGTGTCGTTACCAAGGAATGTCACTTGGTTGTATTACTCTTCTGGTATGAATGAACTTCCTCCGCATAGATCCTATAGCCAGTTATCTACTTGGCAATCCTGCCCACAGAAATACTATCTTAGCAAAGTAGCTATGGTTCCAGAGAAACCTGCGGTATATCTTGCTGCTGGTTCAGCTGTCCACTCCATGCTGGAGTGGCTCAACCATGAGTTCTATAAGAAGCAACTTGACAATTGATCAACGTGGTATACCAAGCAATGAGTGTATCAACTGTGGCTCAAACATACAGGTTATTCGTGCAATCTTTAATGACTATGAATTGGTTATGTGGTTCCTTGATTCTTTCTGTGCGAACTGCGGTTCGCCTATGACCGCACCTACCCCTGTGGATAACCCTGATTACAAAGAGGGTGATGATGAACTCTATTGATTTGACACAGAAGTGGCTTGAGGTATTTAATGATGCCGTCAAGGAGACCGAAGAGAAATCTGGTATTCCCTCGACAGAGTGGAAGACGGCTGGACGTAAGACCACCTTACGCCCAGACGGAGAAGATCTATCGTTCTGGCAAAGCGATGGACTCAAGCAGGTAGAGGCGTACCAGAAATGGTACGAGTCTTCTGGTTGGCAAATTGCTACGATGCCTGATGGTCGTCCTGGAATTGAATGGGCAGCAGATGTTCACTTCGGGGGAACACCAGTTCGCTTTATTGTTGATGCGATCTACCAAGTAGGGGAAGACTTGGTAATCGTTGATTACAAGACAGGTTCTAGGACACCATTCGGTATGATCCAAGCAGGCTTGTATGCCTCTGGTATTGAAAAAGCTTTAGGTGTTCGCCCTAAGTGGGGCGCATTCTTTATGACAAGACAAGGTACGCTTGACGATCTTATAGATCTGTCGCACCTTACAATAGATTATTTTGAATATGTATTTGGTGCAATGAACCATTCGGTATTGAACGGATGGTTTCCACCATCCGTCGGTGATTCATGTCGGATGTGTTCATTCCAATCTCAATGCCCAGCGATGGGCGGTACAGATTTCCCACTGAAAATACCAACAACCAAGGGAAAGAAAGGATGAACATAGATGACTGAATCTAAGTTCTCGTATACAGGTAAACTAAACAGCACAGACTTATTCACCGTAAGAGGTGATAGTGCTGAGGAGTTTGCTACCAACATGCAAGCTGCAGTTGAGGCAATCAAGGCAGCAACTGAACTACAGATCGCACTAGGTGGTCGTGGTGGCATGACATCAATGGATAAAACGGTACAAGCATTAACTAATGCTGGATTAAATCCAACAGTAGTTAGTTCTGGACCTACCTCTATTGAGGTTGTCAAAGATAAGTACAACAATGAATGGACATATGGACACCCAGATGCTCCAGATCTACCAGATGGTCGTGGCAAGTACGCTAAGAAGAAGGGCGTATCCAAAGCTGGCAAAAACTATGTAGGTTGGTTTGATCCTGCAAAAGGACCAAAGCCATTTACAGTAGGCGCAGTAGAAGCCGAAACAATCTGGACTAAGTAATCCATGCGTACCTTATTGCAAGTAGTAGGAGTGGAATCTCCAGCAGGGCATGCCCTTCCTGAGATTCTTCCTCAACTCACCAGCAACCAAGTTGTATTCCGTCAGGCACAATTACATTTGGTTGCAGCGCAACCAGGTGGTGGTAAAACCATGCTTGCTTTATGGTACGCAATTACATCTAAAACTCCAGCCTTATATTTTTCAGCAGACTCTGATTCTCGAACGATTGCTCTTCGTGCAGGCGCAATCCTTATGGATAGATCAGTAACTGATGTGGAAAGAATGATGGACTCGGAGGCATCTGTCCTCCTAGAAGATGCACTGGCTGATGGTGCTGGGCATATTCGATTTAGTTTTGATCCGTCTCCTTCTTTACAAGATATCGAAGAAGAGATTGAAGCTTGGATTGAATTGCACGGTGCTCCACCATCAGCAATTTATATTGATAACTTAATGAACGTCGCTGCAGTTAGCGACAATGAGTGGACAGCATTGCGTGATGCAATGTCTGCATTCCATTACATGGCTAGAGAATATGAATCAGCATTCGTAGTTCTACACCATGTATCTGAAAATGAAAAGATGTCTAAGCCTAACTACCCAGCACCACGTAAAGCTTTAATGGGTAAGGTCTCCGCCTTACCTGAACTGGTACTGAGCGTAGCGTTAGATGGTATAGCCAATGCATATAGAGTTGCTGTTGTAAAGAATCGCCATGGTAAGGCTGATCCAACAGCAGAGAACTATGTAACTTTATCTGTTGAACCAAGTCATATGAGTTTATATAACTCTCCTGCTGAACTGCAAAGAGCAAGGACAATGAGACAATGGCAGTAATAGAATTAACTGAAGATGAGATTATGGATTCACTTAGGTTTATCCACAGGGTTAGAAAGAACAAGAAGGAGTTTGATGTTACGGATCGTAAGTTTGATAAAAATAATTCCTCGTATTCCGTCAATCTTATGGGTCGCTTGGGTGAGGTGGCATGTGCTAGGTTCCTTGGGCTACCGACGGATAACACGATTACGCCTGGCGGTGATAACGGAAACGACCTCCAAACGGTATTGGGAAGATCTATACAGGTTAAGACGTCGACACTACCGCAATTAATATTTAATGCACCAGAGTTATTTGTTTCTGATCTGGCTGTACTTGTAAAGTTTTCTGGGGATAAACAACTTCCACATGTGGATAGTTTGTTTGATGTTATTGGTTGGACAACACGAGAAAATTTTCTTGCTAATCATTACTTACATGACTATGGTTACGGCACTCGATTAGTAATGGACGCTGATCAACTACAACCAATAGAGGTGCTTGTTAATGAAATATCCAGACTTCACTAGTGCAACTTGCAGAGGTATCGGAGTAGAATTTTTTTACCAAGAACATAGCACTGCATCTAGTAGTGAAGAACGGAAAGCTAAAGCAATCTGTAAGGAGTGTCCAGTAATGCAAGCTTGTTTAGAGTGGGGTCTTGCTCACGAATCATTTGGTATATGGGGTGGCACTTCACCTAGAGAAAGAATGCGGATGAGAAAAAAACTTGGTATAGAAGTTGAACAGATATTAGTGAATCATTATGTCAACACCAAGTAAACGTAAAGGCTCGCAGTATGAGCGTGATGTAGCTAAGTGGTTAGTCGCTAATGGTTTCCCTTGTGCTGAGCGGGCGTATGGTGCAGGTCGTCATGATGATGTTGGTGACATTGATGGAATAGATGGTGTTGTAGTAGAATGTAAGAATGAAAAAAAGATAGATCTCTCTGGGTATCTAAAAGAGTTAGACAATGAAATGACTCATGCAGATGCCGAGACTGGAGTGGTGCTAGTAAAAAAGCGTGGCACTACAAATGTCTCAGAGTCGTATGCAGTAATGCCAGCGCAACTCTGGGTCGATCTGCTAAAACAGGCAGGTTACAATGGACATAGATAACAAGGTGACAGTTAGTTATCAGATGAAAAGAGGTAACTATGCGGTTGAAGATAATGACCGTATTAACTATGTTGATAGTAATATCAACACCAGCGTTAGCCACATCCCCAGTTCTAACAGTGGAGAAAGTTCTCCCGACATTGAACAAGGAAGAAGCTTTAATGTTGGCAATAAGCACGGTAACAACAGACAAACGAGAGGCTGCTTGTGCGAAGAAGATTGCGTACAAAGAGAGCCGTTACAACATCGACTCGTACAACAAATCGAGTGGTGCTCGTGGAGTATGGCAGTTACTCTGGGGAAAACCAGATTGGTCCATACTAAAACAGACATCAGAAGCACACAAGTATGTGCTTCATCGATACGGAACTTGGTGCGAGGCTTGGTCGTTCCATCAAGAAAGGAATTGGTATTAAATGAATCAACCTGAATTTCTTGAAGCAGTCTTTAATCATTATGGTTTAACCTTGCCACAAGGTGAGAAATCTATTCTCTGTCCTGTGCATGATGATTCACGTAAGTCTGCTTCAGTTAATTCAGATAAGGGTGTCTGGGTATGTTATGCCTGTCATGGTAGTGGCTCTGGTATACAGATAGTCATGGCTCGTGAGAAGCTAACATACTCAGAGGCTCGTAAGTGGGCAGAGAAAAACATAGGATCAGAAAAGAGTAAAGAGTTTGCCACGCCTATGCGTGGCAGAAGACGAACCAATGGTCGGTGGACACCGCCAAGATTGCGGAAGTAATGACAACCATTATTGGTATACAAAAGAATGATCACTGCGTTATCGCAGCCGACTCTCGTACAACTACAGAGAAGGGCAGACCATACTCTCATCCTATTATTACAAAGATTACCAAGCGTGGTAAGTATTTAATTGCAGGAGCTGGCACGACTATGCCATGCGATACGATCCAACACATCTGGAAACCACCAGCACTACCACCTTCAATCAAGGATCAATATCATTTTATGATTACAGATATAGTTCCAAGTATGCGTGAAGCTTTAAAGGAGAATGGCTGGGTAGCAGATGATAAGTCAGATGACTATGAGTTTTTATTTTTAATTGCAGTTAATGGGATCATCTATGAAGTAGATGATACCTTCTCGGTATTCTTACGTGATGATGGTATATATGGGATAGGATCAGGATCTTCTTACGCAGTTGGTGCGGTACAACAAGGCGCAACTTGGCGTAAGGCGTTGCAGATAGCAGCGAAGAATGATGTGTATACTGCACCTCCATTCATAATGCACAGGCAGGAGAAGAGATAGTGGGAAGACTTAGTTTATATGCAGGGTTCAACCGTCTTTATTGTTGGGGTCTTGGTATCAATTACCATACTATGACTTCAGTATATGAAGATTTAGATTCTCTTGACTTGATTGAGTATGTAGATGCCAGAGTAATACGTTTTGATTTCCTAATATTTTATATTAACATCACCCAATGGGCGAAGCAGGAGTGGGATGAGAACTAATCCAAAGCTAATTGAACTCTGGACTAGGGCAGCCAAGCAATACCACGATGCTCTTGCTGGTTCACCAGCAGAGGCTTACTTAAAAGAGCGTGGGATTCTTGATGGTGCTAGTCGGTTCATGCTTGGGTATGTATCAGAGGTAGCACCTGGACATGAGGATAGAATCAAGAACCATTTATCTATTCCATATATAACTGAGGCTGGTGTGGTTGGGTTTAAGTTCCGTCGTATCGACGGCGGAGATCCTAAGTACATGATACCTACTGGTCAGAAGCACCACCTATATAATGTTGATGCAATACTCAACGCCATTAATAAAGTTCTAATAGTAGAAGGAGAAATAGATGCAATCAGTGCAACACTTATTGGTCATCCTGCTGTCGCTGTTGCAGGAGTTAACGCTTGGAAGCCTCACTTTGCTCGTTGCTTTGATGGGATAGGTACGGTAGTAATCTGTACTGACAATGATGCTAAAGAAGATGGATCAAATCCTGGGCAGGAATTAGCTAGAAGATTACAAGATGCAATACCTCAAGCGGTGCGTGTGTCGCTACCACCTGACAGTGATGTTAATAGTATAATTTGTAACCAAGGAGCGCAAGCATTGACTGACTTAGTCAATGCAATTAACTAGAAAGGTGCTCCGTTGGCGACTGAAAAATCAGACCAGCTAATCCTCGAGTTCGAAGAGGATGCTCAGAAAATATATGATGAGTTGCTGGCAGTTCTTGTAAAGAAACAAATAGATTATGGTCCATTCAATATCTGGAATGCACCTGGTGGTGCAACCAATGGGTTAATGGTTCGTATGTCAGACAAGTTGGAGCGATTAAAGAATCTGATATATAAGAATGTTAAACCTAATAACGAATCATTAGAAGATTCGTTTGTTGATATTGCAAACTACGCAATCATTGCATTGATGGTGCAGCGTGGGGTATGGGCTAAGCATGCCAAGAAATCGGAATAAGACTTACGAAGAGCAACGGATCTCAAGGATCCGTTCTTATGGAATAAGTGTTGATGATTATAATCGTATGCTTGAAGAACAAAACGGCGGATGTTACATCTGTGGTAAATCATATACACATCGTGCTCTTGATATTGATCATGATCATGAGACTGGCAAGGTGCGGGGTCTCTTGTGTTCGCCTCACAATAGAGTACTAGGTTTACTTAACGATGATCCAGAGATGTTAATGGCAGCGCATGCATATTTAATTAAAGAACATGACTGAGTTAAACCGTGATCATCCAATATGGGATGAAGTTAATGAGATTAATATATCTTTGGCTTGGGGTTTATCCAAGCGTTACCATAGATTTGTAGAGCTTGAAGATATTAGACAGGCAATGAATGAGTATGCTTGGAAACGCAGAGATAAAGTTGCTGAGTATTTAATTCGTGAAGATCCTATTGAAATTAAACAG